CCGGATGCCGACGCCATCCTTTCGGTTGTCCACTTCGCCCTTCCAGGCTCTGCGCTCCACCGGCTGCGCGACGATTACCGCATTGACCCTGAAGTCCTCGGAATTGCCGAGTGATCAGAAAGCACTGATATTGCTCTGCTTTCACTACACTACCATCGCCACCAAAGCGATGGTGATTGCAGAGGCGACGCACAACGCGACGCACCAGAACCGGAGAAAAGACCATGAGCAACCAGACCAGCACCGCCGCGAACACCGAAACGACACGGATCTTCTTCGGCCTCGAAGAGTTCCACAAGGTCTGCAACATTCACGAGATGCACAACACGCTGCACATGGAGTGCCTCGAGAACTACGAGGTTTTCTTGATGGCTGGCCGGGTCGGAATCGACTGCCGCACAGCCGACCTTCTGAAGGTCGCCACGATCCTCACAGCCCTTAACCTGATCTGAAGCCAAATGGATGGCGCGAGCCCCGCACTGCGGGGCTTGGCCGCGTAGAAGGATGAGCATCACGCTCGCCGACAACCGGAGCCAGACATGTCACAGATTTCCGAAACCCAATCACTGATCCTCAGCGCGGCATCGCAGCGTCTTTATCTAATCGCGCTACCGTTGCCCGCGAACTTGCGCGGAGGCGCAGCAGCCAAGGTCATCGTCGCAATGAAGCGCGCTGGCTTTCTTGAGGAAGTCGAAGCCGACATGCGTCGGGGCGAACCGGTCTGGCGCGAGACCGGCGACGGCCACGGTGTCACGCTGGTGGCCACGGCCAAAGGCCTCGCAGCGATCGGCATCGAGCAGGGCGAAACGACCGAGACAAGTGTCGCGGAAGAGCCGCCAGCAACCGAACCCAGCGCGGCTCCAGCGTCGCGCCCACGTCGCGAGGGCACGAAGCAGGCTCACGTGATCGCGATGCTCCTTCGCCCCGAGGGCGCGACGACCAAGGAGATCGCCGAGGCGACCGGCTGGCAGGCACACACGGTGCGCTCGACACTCTCGCATGCGCTGCAAAAGCGCCTTGGCTTTCAAATGGCTTCCGAGGACGTCGCCGAGCGCGGCCGCGTCCACCGGATCACCGGCCAGCCCTGATCGCGGATCAGCGCCAGCGCTCTTGCAAAGCGACTGGCGCTTCTACGCGTTCAGGCGGTGAGCCGCTCGCCTCGCAGATCCTCCAGCGTCTTGCCGGTCTCTTCCTCGATCGCCGTCTGGCCAGTCAGGTTCTGCCAGCGCTCCACCGCAACGTCGACGTAGGCCGGATCCAGTTCGATCCCGTAGCAGACTCGGCCGCACGTCTCCGCCGCGATCAGCGTCGTGCCAGAACCCATGAACGGCTCGTAGATCGCTTGCCCAGGGCTTGAGTTGTTTGCCATTGGCCGCCGCATGCATTCGACCGGCTTCTGCGTCCCGTGCACCGTCTCCGCGTCCTGGTCCTTGGCGGAAATCTGCCAGAGCGTCGTCTGCTTCCGGTCACCTGCCCAATGGCCAGTCCCCTTTTTCCGCACGGCATACCAACAAGGCTCGTGCTGCCAGTGGTAATCACCCCGGCTGAGCACCAAGCGCTCCTTCGCCCAGATGATCTGCGAGCGGATGGCGAAGCCGGTGGCCTCCAGAGACGACGCGACGACGGCCGCGTGCAGCGCTCCGTGCCAGACGTAGGCGACGTCGCCAGGGAACAGCGCCCAGGCTTCGCGCCAGTCCGCGCGATGATCATTCAGAACCTTGCCGCTCCGCTTTGTCTTTGCGGCACCAACCTCGTTGCGCCAAGAGGGATCGTACTCCACGCCGTAGGGAGGATCGGTCACCATCAGCTGCGGTTTGACACCGCCGAGCAATCTGTCGACGACGTCGGCCGAAGTGCTGTCCCCGCAGATCAGGCGGTGGCTTCCCAACACCCAGACGTCACCAGCGATCGACACCGGCGTTGCCGACACCTCCGGGATATCATCCTCGCCCTCGACTCCACCTTCGTTCCCTTCGCCGATCGAAAGAAGTGCGTTCAGGTGCTCGTCCGTGAAGCCGAGAAGGTCGATGTCGTAATCCTCTGCCATCAGCAGCTGCACTTGCTCGTGCAACGCCTCCTGATCATACGTGCCAAGATCAGCCAACAAATTGTCCGCCAGGCGATATGCGATGCGCTGCGCATCCGACAGATGACTGAGAACGATGACTGGCGCTGTCTCAATGCCGAGTTGAGCAGCAGCAAGAATTCGCCCGTGACCAGCAATCAGCTCGCCGTCGTCGGCAACAAAACAAGGATTGGTCCAGCCGAACTCCACCATGCTGGCCGCAATGCGTGTGACCTGATCGGGCGAGTGCAGCTTTGCGTTTCGAGCATAGGCCTTTAGGCGATCAAGCGGCCACTGCTCGACGGTCTGCGGAACGAAGATCAAATCCATTCTGTCGTCTGCTTTCACGCCACGCGAGGTGGCTTCCAAAATCCAGTTGGAACAAAGCCAAAGTGGCTTCCCCATTTCTGGCAGAAAAAATCCAGTGCGCGCGATGCTACTGTTTCGCAAACGCTTTGTTTTGTTGAAGGTTCAGCGCGCGGCCAGACTGGCTTTTTGGCTTCGGTGGCTTCCATAATTTTTAGGCCAGTCGCTAGCGATCTTGCGCGCTTAGCCCCCCCGTATACGATGTGGGCAAGGGAGGAACCATAGCCGGGGGGGGTAGACGTGGTTGCAGGGGTCGGACTCGCACCCACGGCGTCAAGGGTACCAACCGTGCGAGCTGCCGCTGTTCCACCTGCGCCAAACAAAACGTACGCCGGTCCAGACCGGGCGCACCTCTATCCGCCAAGGCTATGTCAACCGGTTGACATTTTCAAACGATTTCTTCCGCCATGATGTGTGTGGCCACAAGGGCTGGTGCTCAGGTCTGGACGCGATGCTGGTGGTTGATCACCTCTGGTCTTGCTCTGGACCGTCTCGCCCAGGGCTGCGCCGGTGGCAAACGTTCCTCGACCACGTGATCGCGCAGCATCCTGCCCGCGTCGAGCGCATCGCGCACGTGGACCAGCGCAGCGCACCAATCGTTGTATGACTGCCGTGCAGCGTCGATGATGCCGGGATGCGGATCGTACTTGACCGGGCAGCACCGGACCTCGATCAACCGCAACCGCCCACGGCTGCGCACCATATGCTCACCGCAGACCTGTGACTGCGCGCGCTGGCCGTGCTTGGTCTGCCGCCACTCGGATGGCACGCAACGCGAGACCGCGCCTGGCATCCAGTCTGGTGTGAGCCCGGCGCGAGCCAGCTCTGCAATCCAGATCCCCATCCGAATCCCGCCGACCGCATCAGGAAGGTTAGCGACCGTCGCGGCAATGATCTCTGCGTCCCAATGCGCGTCGCTGCTGCCACCACCATCCACCTTGCAACCGAGGATCGCCCGCTGGATCAGCACGTACTCTACGCCGAAGCCTGACCCGCGCTCTTCAGGCGACCGCGTCTCTGGCAGCTCCAGCTGGACGCACTCGATCCGAAAAGCCCACTCCAAGATGTCTTGAACGCAGAAGCTGCGCCGCGTGCGCCCTTGATGGTGACCCTTGGTCATCAGTGCTGACTGCTTCGTCATGGGCTGACTCGTTGATCCTGTCGTCGCAGGGCCAAGAGAGCATTGGGCGCATGCTGCTCCGTCATGTCCGCAGCATGCTCAAGGGAGGCCGCATGCATGTCCGCAGCATGCCGCAGGGTCGCCGCATGCATGTGCGCAGCATGCTGAAGGGTTCCGGCAGGCATGTCGGCCGCGATTGTGAGGGCTTTCGCCGACATATCCGCCTGATTTCCCCGGTACCGCCCGATATCCGCGCCACAAAGGGCCAAGAGAGCATTGGGCGCATGCTGCTCCTTCATGTCCGCCGCATGCTTGAGGGAGGCCGCCTGCATGTCCGCAGCATGCTGAAGGGTCGCCGCATGAATGTCCGCAGCATGCTCGAGGGTCGCCGCATGAATGTCCGCAGCATCCTGAAGGGTCGCCGCAGGCATAACCGGCGCGTTTTTAAGGGGTTTCGGGGCGTATCTGCCGGATCGGCCGCAAACAGGCCCATATCCGCGCCACACAGGGCCAAGAGAGCATTGGGCGCATGCTGCTCCGTCATGTCCGCAGCATGCTCGAGGGAGGCCGCCTGCATGTCCGCAGCATGCTGAAGGGTTCCGGCAGGCATGTCCGCAGCATGCCGCATGGTCGCCGCATGCATGTGCGCAGCACGCTGAAGGGTCGCCGCGGGCATGTTGGCCGCGTTTGTAAGGGGTTGCGGGGGCGTATCTGCCGGATCGGCCGCAAACAGGCCCATATCGGCGCTGTTCAAGGCCGATACAGCATTGGGCGCATGCTGCTCCGTCATGTCCGCAGCATGCTCGAGAGAGGCCGCATGAATGTCCGCAGCATGCTGAAGGCTTCCTGCATGCATGTCCGCAGCATGCCGCAGGGTCGCCGCATGCATTTCCGCAGCATGGTGAAGTATTCCGGCCGGCATATTCGCCGCCGCACGCCTTCCGGTTTGCTGTTCAACCATCACTCCGCACCACCGCTGAACATTTGAAACTGGACCGCCTCTGCCGCTTCCTCTTTCGGTTCCCAGATCCAAGGGCCCGAGGCCATGGGCAGCGCTGAGAGAGCGCCACGCATATCCTGCGACCAGTGGGTCCACTCCGTTTCCGAGAATGCGCAAAGCGCGTGGCCGCTTGGCCAGCGCATCAGCCATGCGACGAAGATCGGATTGAGCCTGCGCTTCCGCCATGCGTCCTTCCGCAACCATCGCAGCAAGGTCGTTTGCCCGACTGACGAGATCGCGGAACGCAAGAGACGGCGCGAGATCGGGCGCCAGTCTGAGGACGGCACTCCATGCGACGCCGTCGGTTGGTCCTGGTGGTGAAATCCCAGCTCGGCTCGAAAATCGAGTAAGTCCATCCGGGTCTTTCCGTTGACCCTCGTGACACTCGCCGGGCTGCTGCCCTTGTGGTCCCGGGCCGCAGGCGTCGGCCAGGTGCTGACTACCGTTTGCAGGTCTGCTGCGCCCTGTTGATTGCCGCCCGCCCCCTTCGCCATCTGCACGCGCGGCGTCGGCCAAGTGCCTTGTTCCGCCACATCGTTCAGGTTCTGCGACCATCCCTGATCGGCGTCCGATGCCCGCGGGGTTCCCCACATCTTCGCTTGGTGCTCCAATTCGACCTGCCCCTTGGTCCCGTCCTGTTTCCGGCCGGTCAGCGTCATGCCCTCTGGCATCGCCCGCCCGCCGTTCGGAACGGATGGCGTTTTCCACAGCACCGCCGTGCCCTTTAAGGTCGGTCGCTCCGCGCCCTTCTGCCCTCGATCGCGCGTGTATTCTCCCACCGCCACCCTTGCGGTGGGCCACGATGAAAACCCTTTGCCGTTCGTGCGCGCCGAATGCTTCAGCCGACGAGAATAGGCCAACCGCAGGCGTGTAGCCCATGTCCCAAAGGTCTCGCAGCACGGTCTCAAGACCGAGGGAAATGTGCCCAGCGACATTTTCGAAGAATCCCCATTCGGCTCCGGTTTCAACAAGGATTCGGGCGACGTCGGGCCAGAGGTGTCGAGGATCATCCGAGCCAAGACGCTTCCCGGCGGCGCTGAACGGCTGGCAAGGGTATCCCGCACTGACGATGTTGATATGCCCGCGCCACGCATCACCGATGAACGTTCGCAGGTTGGACCACACAGGGGCGGTGTGGAGAGATCCGGTATCCCATCCGGCGAAGGAAGGATCGACCGATATCGAAGGATCAACATCATCGAAATAAGCAGCTGAACGTGCGGGGTTGCGATGAAGAAATAGCTCCGAGGCCATTGCGGCGACGAGTGCTTCCTGAGCGCGGGGATCGTTTTCAACAAAGCAGCGGGTTGCATATCCGAATTCGGCCAGCTGGAGCCCAAGGTCGAGCCCACCGGCTCCGGCGCACAGGCTGATACCGTTTCTGGGACGTAGCACCACGTCATTCATCTCACCCCTCGTTCGCGAAGTCGCTCGGCGGTCACGAGGCCTTGATGCAGCATCGCGTCTCGGACGGTGCAGCTGATCATCGAGGGTGCCAGAAACCCGTCCGAGTTCACGATTTCCGCGTAGAAGGCCGCGCGTTCGCCAAGGCTCGCCTGTGGCGCAGAATGCTTTGCCGCAACTATCCTGGTGCTGGCCGCCCGGTCCGTCGCCGATCGGCGCGCCATGGCTCGATCGAGCGCCTTCGGACCGTCTGGCGGTTCTGCGTGCGCCTTCCTGGTCTCTGCAGCGACTTGGAGGATGGCGTTGTCTGAAAGCCCAAGATCGTGCCGCCAGCTGCCGATGTGGCTGCGGGCTGCGTCGCCCTGCCACCAAGTTGGCAATCGGTTGGCGTTGATGCCCAGCGCTGTGAGAACCCTCAAAAACAAAACATCCGAAACCCGTCTCGCGCTTTCTCGCGCGTCCTCCTCCTCCTTTACTGGTTCTCTTAATGGTTCTGTTACAGGGTTACTCTTAGACTCCGGATTCCGGAGTCGGCTTTGGCCATTATCCGGAGTCGGCTTTCCCTCAATTCCGGAGACGGTTCCGACTCCTGATTCCGGAGTCGGCTTTGGTGTCTGTTCCTTTTCTGTTCCGACAATCCCGACTCCTGATTCCGGAGTCGGCTCTGGTATGAAGAGCGCCTCGAACCCCAATATGTAGCGTGTCCGCAGCTGCCGGTTTGTTTTCGGATCCCGTGATTGAACGCGCCGGATGCGCCCAGCTGCTTCGAGTTTGAGCAGATGCACGTTCAGCGCCGACGGCGACATTTCGCAGTCGTGGGCCAATTGATGCTGCGATGGAAAGCAGCCGTAGTCAGGGTTATGCCGATCGCAGAGGTGCCAAAGGACAATCTTGGTCGCTGGCTTCAGCCCACGCTGCTGGACCGCCCAATTGGTCGCTTGGTGGCTCATGGTCGATCCCCTTTGCTGCGGACATCGGTTTCGCTGACAGGCCTTAAACCGTCCTGGTTTATCGGCATTGGCCTCCTCCTTTCTCGGGTTGTGAATTTGTGCTTTTCGAGTGCCGCGCGAGTGTCCTCGACGCTGCGGACAATTTCGTACGGATGGCCCTGCGCCACGACGTCCGATTCAAACTCGCGCTGCGCGTCAGTCGGGCGACCAGTCATGCTTTTCACTTCCAGGAAGAGCAGCCGTTGCTCCGACATCACGAGCAGATCAGAGAACCCGGCGTGGACACCCATGCCGACGGCCAGCCCCTGCGCGCGCTCGTAATCATGCCCGGAGCCTCGGACCTCATTCGCCGAATGGTGGACGATCGCGCGCCGAGGCAGGATCATCCGCAGAAACGTCACGATCGCGCGCTGTGCGTCGGCCTCTGGGTTGCGCCGCCTTGCTTTGGGCTTGTGCGGAATTGCCTCCGGCGCCGAGATAGGAACCCGCACTCCGCCAATCCCCGTTCGCGTTGGCGAAGCAGTCTGTTCGGTCGGCAAAGCAGATGCCGTCGGTCGCAACCTGTTCCATGGTTTGCGCCCCATCATTTTGCCGGCCTGTTTTTTGTCCGGGCGACTTCTTTGTCTCGCTCGGCCAGCGCATGCATCTGCAGCGCCATCTGCTGCTCCCAGAAGACCGAGATCGGCACGTGCGCTTTCCACCCACCATTGCGAGCACCGGAGGGACCACGCTCGCGCCCTGGCAGGCCAGCGTTCCGTGCGGCAAGTGTGGCGCCGCATGGGGTCTTGTAACCAAAGTGCGCGGCAATCTCGCGTCCCGACACTCCTGCGATCCACATGGCCCGGAGCAGCCTCGGGTCGGTCTTACGATAGCGGTTTTTCCCTCTGTTCGGCAAACCCATATGTTTCGCGTGCCAGCTGACGCCTTGCTTCGTGATGCCAAGCGCAGCTGCGATGTGCTTCACCGGAATGCGGTAGTTGTTCCAGGCTGCGGTGAACGCCTCGCGATTAAATGTTGCGGCCATCAGTTCGGCCTCCGCATCTGGACAACCGCGGCATCGCGCTGATCGGCGTCTCGAGACCGGCTGTCGTCGTCCATGGCTGCTTTGTCACCAGCGCCGGGCAGCGGCCAAGGCAGCACGGCCACCGCCTGATCCGCAGCGCCCAGAGCCCAGAGCCGGGGTTTCCCAAGTTCCGGATGCGGTGCGACAGACGCCAGGACGCGCCCAAGAGTGGCCTCTTTGCCCATTGGCCACCCGAGTTTAGGGCCCAGCACCTGGTTCCGCTTCAGACCCTCGCAAAGTTGCCGCAAGAGCGCGGGCGAAGACGTCTCGCACGAGAGGGCAAGCGCGATGAGGGCCTTGGGAGGCAATCCGAAGGGCAGGAGGTACCGCGCAATGATCAGCTCGCGCTCGCGCTGCCCTGGCGTGTCAATCTTGATGTGGATATCGAAGCGTCGCCAGATTGCGGAGTCGAGCTCGGCCGCGTGATTGGTGGCCGCAATGATCAGCCCTTGGTGCGCCTCGATCCGCTGCAAGAGCACGCCGACGACCGCGTTCATTTCGCGCTGGGCGTCGCGAGCACCGGCCACCCGTTTCGAGCCCAGCGCTTCAAATTCGTCGAAGAACAAAACCACCGGGCCCTCGCCAAGCGGTGCGTTGCGCGCAAGATCAAAAAGGGTGCCAAGGGTGCGGCCGGTCGCGCCGAGGTACATGTCGACAACCTTGTCGGGACGCACCGCCAGCAGTGGCAGCCCAAGCCGCGCAGCAAGATGACGCGCCAGCGTGGTCTTGCCTGTGCCTGGCGCACCATGAAAGAGCGCACGGTGGCGCGGCCTCAAGCCGACCTCGGCCAGCTCGTCCTTCGCCCATATTTCTTCCAGCCATTCGAGCAACGCGCCGCGAACCCCGGTGCCCAGGATCGGCTCATCGTCCTCTGGACTTATCATCAGATCCCCGAAGTCCTCGAGCGTAGGGTCGCGCTTCACAGGCCTCATGGGGTGTATTCCCCGCGAAGCGGTGGGCGTTTCCAATCCGTGTCCTTGGGAGCTCCGGTGCGCAGCGCGTCGATTGCGGTATCGATCGCCTTTTGTGCGGCGTTCACCCGGTTCAACGCGACGGTGGTGGCCCTGCGCTCAGCTTCCTCGCTGCTCCGCTGTCGTTCCAGCTTTGTTGTCGCTTGAAGGAGCTCATTCTGGAGCTCGCTGAGGCTTTTGTGCTCAGTCGTTTTTGTCATCGATTTGTCCCCACAAATTTGTTCCCACAATCGTCGTCTTGGCCGTTTCGTTCAGCGATAACTCCCCGAGGATTTGTCCCAAGCTGTGATCCCCAGCTCCATGGCCCGGCGCAGGAAGTGCTGGCGTGCAGTTGCTGGCGGCCAGAACCGAAGCGTGATCCTTGGAAGGGACTCTTCTTAATCAAGCCCCGCCCATCGATCGCCGGAGTCCATCGCGAAGCGCTGTTCAAGACGCAGCATCTGGCAATCTGCTATTTTGACTGTTTCCTGCAGCGGCAGCGGCATCCCGAAGCGCTCGGCCACTGCTGCTTCAACGCGGCGCAAGATGACTTCGTATCCGGGCAAAAGTGCTCTCAGAGGGCTGGACACGTCACCGCAATATGCCTCCGCAGCATCGTGCATCAGCGCCGCCGCCGCATCTTCTAGCGGCACCAATTGACTGCAAAAGATGGAATGCTCTGCGACCGAATAGAAGCCTCTGGTGTGTCCGGTGAACCGACAAAGATTGGACAAGGCATGCGCAATATCGGTGATGGTGATGGTGGATGAATCGGGATCCACAAAATCGAAATATGTGCCGCCGACGGTCTGGATCGTAGGGAGCCCGACCTTGGCCGACATTTTGTCGGTTCGTGCGGTGCTGCTCATTGCGGACCCATCCCGTCGCCGCCGTCCTGCTCGCGCCAGCCCTCGTCCCAGCTCCGTCGGCGCTTGTCATCCCAAGGGAATGGGTTCGCGATCACCGGTTGGTCGTCGAGGCGTGCCTCAGACCCAAGGCACTTTGCCTGGTCGATCGTCACGTCAGGAAAATCGGACTTCGCGCGCGACGCTGCCGACTCGACGACGTCATCGTCGCTTTTCCGCCGCGCTGGCGTTTCCGGCGTGACCTCTTCGACATGGACACCTTCCTTGGTGCGCCACAGGCGCATCCTCGGGCCCGCGCCAACGCGGATCGTGATTTCGCCATCCTCTGGTGCCAGCAGCTTCAGCGCTTCGAGGATGCTTTCGCGCGCTGTGGTGTCGACGGCAATTGCCTGAATGGATCGGAACAGCGGCAGTTCGCGCGCCATGCCCATGGCCGCCTGGTACATGTCCATCATCGCCTCGTCCTCGTCGCGCTCGGACGGTGGCTTCAGGCGCATCTTGCAGATCGCGGCGATGTACTTCGTCGCGTAGCCTTCGGCCGTGGCCTCTGCCATCACGAGTTTCTTTTGCTCCGCGATATCCTTTGCTTCAGCGCCGAGGCGTTCAAGCCGCTCGACGAACGACCGCAGGCGATCGCCCGCGACCATGTTTGTCGCTGCTTCGCTGGTGGTGGTGTCGTGTGTCGTGTCGCTCACTCTGCGGCCTCCGTGCTATGCTCGATCGGGCGCGGTGCGCTCAGCACGAGCGTTGTTCCGTCGTCGTCGAAAAAGATTTCAGCAGGGATCGTGCCTTCCAACCGACTTTTGCGGATGGCGATTAAGATATCCAGCATGCTGCGGAAGTCCTTCAGCTGGGCGTGCGACAGCGGCTCGGGCCAGAACGGATGCATTTCCTTTGCTTCGTCATCTTGAGGCATGCTCTGGTACCACTTCATGATTTGATCCCTTCGGTCTGCGGCAAAAAGCAGGCGGAGCCGAAGCTCCGCCCCAAGTCGACAGGCGTGGGGATGCGTTTTTGGCCGGGCGCACGCGGCTCGCGGTCTGGCTTGATGATGTGTGCCGGGTTGGCTGCGATGCGCTCGAGGATTGAAAGACCGCGCGGCTTTCGAATCCGGTAACGGATGACCGCCGCATAGTCCGGGTCGTCGCAGACGCGCTTCAGCTTCGTCTTGACCCATCCGACGCGGACTTGCTTCCAGCGCCAAAGAAAGCCTGGCCAGTCGTCCGAAATAGGTTGTCCATCCGCTGGCTCTGTGATGCCCGGAAGCCGGGCTTGAAACTGGATTGTGCAGGGCAAGTTTAAAAGCCCTTCGACCGATCCGCCGTCGTGCTCGACCCAATGGCTCCATTCCTCGCTCATCACGCAGCCTCCCCGTCGGCAGGTGGGGCACTGGCCTGTGCCGGAGGATGCGCAGCCATGTAGACACGGGTCCGGTCAACGATTCGCATCGTCGGACTGGACACTCCATCCTTCCAAGCACCCCAAGTGCCCCAAGAGGCGTCGATAGCCTCGCGCAGCAACCTCTGCGGCGAAATGCCAGCAGCGGTGCAATACGACTCGATTTCCGCAATGAGTTGATCCATGGCGGTATCTGGGAGATTTTCCCCCTACCCGTCAAGTGCAAAAAAAAGCCGGGAAAAGTGCAACGCAGACCGGCCAGAGGATTTAACTCCCTCTTTTAACTTGACCGGGGGTTTTATCCCCTCAATATGCGAGCACCAGGAACCGGAGGCTCGAATGGAACCGACTGCGCTACACCAGGCAACGCAACAGATGAATGGAACCGAGCGCGAGGATCGCGCGGCGCGGCTAGCTGAACTTGTGCTCGAGCATTACGGGTCAACCCTTGAGCCTGGCAAGGCAACGCATATGCACGAGGTCCATCTGCTGGACGTCTACGCCACCGGCGTAACCGCCGATCACGCTGCGTCGAACTGGCTCAAGATGGCTAACCGCGCGGTGCAGCTTCAGCTTGGCGAGGTGGAGGCGTGATTGCGCGGGCGCTCAGTGCCGCACTCAACAAGTCACTGCTCGACTCTTTGGATCCCGAAACCACCGAAGCCCTCAAAGAGCTGCTGGAGATGTTCGAGGATTATCCCGGCGACGCGAAAGCCGATGTTTTGGCGCGCCGAGCCTCGACGATCAGCTGCGGAAACTGCGGGCTTACTTGGGAAGGATTTTATTTGCCAATGTCCGCCAGCGGACGAGGCTTGCAGGCAACCATCAGGCTGGCCGTTTGCCCGCGCTGCTACAACAATCAGTCCGTTTTTGTCGGTTCGCCAGCGCCTAATCCTTCACCGCAAATTGAACCTTCACCTTCGAACAAGGAGCCCAGCCAATGATCCGCAATGCTTGGAAGTTCATCTGCGCGCTTGACGATCACTGGATCGGGGACGTGATTGGCATGCTCTCACTGGTCGGGACGTTCCTAATCCTGATCTTCGCCGCTGCGGTCTTTCAATGAGCCGGTCCGGAGCGCGATGATGGCAGACACATCGAAGATTGAATGGACCGACGCAACGTGGAATCCCATCACCGGCTGCACCATGGTCAGCGCGGGCTGCACGAACTGCTACGCGATGGGCCTTGCTGCCACGCGCCTGCGCCATCACCCGAGCAGGACAGGCCTTACTCGCGAGGTTGGCGGCCGCGCTGTCTGGAACGGCGAGGTGCGTCTCAACGATCAGTGGATGCAGCAACCGCTGCAGTGGAAGCGCCCGCGCATGATCTTCGTTTGCGCGCACGGCGATCTTTTCCACGAGAGCGTCCCGGATGAATGGATCGACCAAGTGTTCGCCGTCATGGCGCTGGCACCGCAGCACACGTTCCAGGTTCTGACGAAGCGGCCAGAGCGGATGGCGCAGTATTTCGCAAACGCTCCATACGCGCGTTGGTTGAAGGTGATGGAGACCCTTTGGCAAAATAGGATCGCCAGCACCGTCGATCGCTACGGTGCATTGCCCAACGTCTGGCTTGGCACATCGGTCGAGAACCAAGCCACTGCAAACGAACGGATCGGGCCGCTTCTCGCGACGCCAGCAGCAGTGCGGTTCGTCAGCGCAGAGCCACTGCTTGGCGCAGTGCGTCTTGATCGCATCCAGCCCACCGGCAGCCCGAACGGCAGAACGATGGACGCGCTGATCGGGGGCAGACTCACAGGTGGCAGCCGCACCGGAATCGATTGGGTGATCGTCGGGGGCGAGAGCGGCAAGAACGCGCGACCGATGCTGGTGGATTGGGCACGGTCTCTGCGCGACCAGTGCGAGTCTGCAAAGGTCGCGTTCTTCTTCAAGCAATGGGGCGAGTGGGCTCCGGCGATGCAGATCGATGGCGTCACAGCGATCTCCACTGCGCCTGATCGACCTAAGGGGTTGATGACGCCGCACCTGGTCCGCGTTCATGGCGGCTGGCTGGACAGGCAGGGCTTTGATGCGCTTCCGGGTCACCACGGAGTCCTGCGCGTCGGAAAGAAGGCTGCAGGCCGCCAGCTTGATGGACGTGAGTGGAGCCAGATGCCGCGAAATCACAAAAACACGACAGCAAATAAAAAATCACAAACAAGGGAAAGATCATGAAACATTCCACCGCACTTGCCTTCGCCGCCACGCTTGCCCTTTCGGCCTGCGCGACCGCGCCCGACCAGATCGCCGCAAACTACGTCAGCCCGACGCTGTTTGCAGGAATGTCGTGTGGCCAGCTGACCACCGAGGCGCAGCGGCTCAATGCCCGCCTGGCGACCGCCACGGGCCAGCAGGCGCAGCAGGCAAACGCAGACGCCGCGACGACCGCAATCGCTCTGCTCGTGTTCTGGCCAGCTGCATTATTCGTCGGCGGCAATGATCAGGCACCCGCGATCGCCCAGATGCGTGGCGAAGCCGAAGCGCTCCAAGCAGCTGCGCAAACGCGTGGTTGCTGAAGTGGCAACTTTTGACGTTTCCGACAGCAATCTTGAAGAAGGCCGATTGGTAACAATTGCCGCTTTCGATGAGGAAACCGCTGCGGAAAGGTGGGCAGCAGACTATTGCGCTTTTCACGCGGAATACGATGTCGATGAATGCTTCGTCAGAACGCTTGGCGGACCATGGGTGCGCTATTCAATCACAATTGAGAGCCGACCGACGTTTTCTGCCAGCCGTGCATCCGCGCTGGATGCTGCATCATGAACCTGCCTTACGCATCCGCTTCAGCAGGCCAAGCGCGGGAGCGCGAAATCCGCGAAACGCTGCGCAACGTTGGCGCTTCAGCTGTCGGCTTTATGGTCGACGACGATCTTGACCTGATCATCGCCCTGTTTCGTCTGCGCGGGCGCCAGATCACCGTACCAGTCAGCGTGGCTGCATACGAAGCAGCCTGGCTGCGCGAAAACCCTCACTCAAACAGGATGCGGAAAACGCCAGCCGAGCATCGAGCGAAGGCCCGGCTGCAGGCCGAGCAGGCGACTTGGGCGGTGCTGGCGGATTGGATCAAGGCCCAGGCGGCAATGATCAGCTGCGGCCTGATGGACGCGGACACTGCGTTCCTGCCGCATATCCAGCTGGCAGATGGGCGATCCGTGATCGACGCGGTCACAGCCAAAGGATCCCCGCTGGCGCTGGCCGCGCCGGGCCCAGAGCGCAAGAAGGAGTGACGATCAATGTTTGACCACAAGTATTTCGAGGTCACGCGGACCTCAATGAGGATCCGGAAAAGGGGTGCGTTAGCGATCCACTGCAGCGATGCGCCGAGGCGCGACGCCGCAACCGGCACAACGACGTTCTCGCTCCGGTTCCCGATCCTCCTGATCCCCGAGGACATTTTCGAGGATGCAGATGAACTCGCTGCAAAGGTCGCGCGGATCCTCAACGACCACGCGGCCGAGTTTTACAGCTCAGCGAAAGGAGCCGACAATGGCCAGTGATGATGACGAAAGGAAGGCCAGGTTCGTGATCTGCGCTCTCGTGATCGGAGGCGGCTTGATTATGGTTCTTCAGACAGCGCTGGCTGTCTACCTTGCCATCCTGGCCGTTGGCCTTGCTTTTGGTTGGCTGTGGTGACCGATGCCCGATCGGTTCCTGCACGGCAACGGATATGCGTGTCCCGACTGCAGCGGCAGCGGATGGGTTCCGACCGAAGGAGGATGGCCATTCTACAAGCAGCGAAGTTGCACTGCGTGTGGAAGCACCGGGCGAAGAGCGCACGCGACAGAAGACATCGTCGCCGGGCACGTCGACGATGCGCGTCAAAATCACTGGCCGGATCGCGACCGATGGAAATCGAAGGGAGATTGATGTGACCCAGAAACCAATTCTCGTGCGCGTGCAGCTGTCGCGGAAGGCCGGTTGGCGGATGCCGGAGAACACCGTCAAAGTTGATCGCACGACGATCTTCGGGAACCCGTTCACGATCGAGGGCGCGCGGGCTGCGGGCTTTAAAGGCGAGGACCAACAGCTCCGTGACATCTGCGCTGGATGGTTCAGGAACAGCATGCTCAAGGATCTTCCGGCGACCCGCACAATCAGGAAGCGCCTGCGTGATCTGCGGGGCAAAAACCTCGCCTGCTGGTGTGCGATCGGCAGCGCGTGCCACGCAGACATTTTGCTTGAAATGGCCAACGAATGACGCCCAGCGCGTCGATAAGGGAGTGAATTGACAATGGATAAGATCAGCCGTGAAAGCGCGTGGAACGCGCTGGAAGTGTTCGAGGAAATCGTACGTGCGGAAGGAGCGGAAGCCGTCTCTGACATGATCATCGAAATGCTGGACGAGCACGAAGACGACTCTGCGATGTGTGTCCTTTTGCGCGGCGTCAAAGACGCCATCCGAGACGGCCAAGAAGTGTCCGAGGGATTGACGGCCAGCATCACTTTGCGGTCAAGCCCTACCACGCAAATCCACTTCGCTTGGGATCCCAATCAGCCGATGACGGATGACTTCCACGAGATAATCTCGGACTCGGTTGCTAGGGCGACTCCGCGATGAGGCAGAACCGATCAAGCGCGGTGATGCAGCAATGCAAAGAGGCGCACGACAGCTTGAACGATTTCCCAACACCGCCTTGGGCAACACGTGCGCTGTGCGAGCAGCTGCACGAACCTCTGAACATGATGACTTGTCGCGAGCCAGCAGCCAACCGCGGCTACATGGCCCGGCCTCTTCAGGAGTATTTCCATCAGGTTTGTGCCGCAGATATCTTTGACTATGGAGCAGGCTATCAGGTGAACGATTACCTTTTCGGGCCAGAGCCTGCGCCTGTCGACTGGACAATCACGAACCCGCCATTCCGTCTTGCGCATCAATTCATCGTGCGGGCTCTCGCGACGAGCACAGTGGGAGTCGCGATTTTTGCGCGCATCGCATTTCTTGAGGGGAAAACGCGTCACCGAGACCTCTTCACCAGGAACCCGCCGAGCCGCATTTTGCAGTTTGCGGAGCGCGTGGTGATCCACAAGGGGAAGATCGTGCCAAAGGGCAAATCGGCCACGGCATATTGCTGGTTGGTCTGGCACAGCCGGACGAACAATTCGACGCTGTTTGAGTGGATCGCGCCTTGCCGAAAGCGCCTCGAAGTTCCGGAGGATTACCTATGACAAACCAGCACGCGACCAAGCCGATAATTTTCAGCGGAGCAATGGTCAGTGCGCTCGTCGCTGAGCGCAAGACGCAGACGCGCCGGATCATCAAGCCGCAGCCAATGGCTGACGGGTATTATGAAGGTGATCTACGGATGGAGCGTGTCCACCATCCCGACAGCGCAGATCCAGACTGCTACGCACGGTTCTCCGCCGATGCGGTAGGAGGGGGCGCGTTCATCGAGAAAACGATCAAGATGCCATACGCCCGTGGCGATCGGCTTTGGGTGCGGGAGACTTGGCGGCCGCAAATGGACCCGGATATCTGGTGCTGCGTTGAATACAGGACTGACGGCGCGCGCATAAAACCGAACATTGCAGACGACAATGATGGCTATATCTTTGGGGAAGCATGCAACGCTGTCGATCCGGATTGGCGTCAGCACGGATTTGAGCCGGAGGTTGCCAATTGGCGACCATCAATCCACATGCCTCGATGGGCCTCCCGCCTGACCCTGATTGTCACCGATGTGCGCGTGCAGCGGTTGCAGGACATCAGCGAGGCGGAGGCAGTGGCGGAAGGGTGTCTGATGGACCCAGAGCCGACAGAGCATGGCGACTACATGCCTGCTGAAATAGCACACGAAATGGGCGGTGATGTGGGATGGGACAGTGCCCGCGACTGGTTTGCCGACCTCTGGGACAGCCTCCACGGCACTGACGCTTGGGAGGCAAACCCTTGGATCGTGGCGCTGACCTTTGACATGCATCGCGGAAATATCGACGAGATCGCGAGCAAGCTATGAGCACGCAGTGGACCGACGAACAAATTCTGACCGCGCTCGACTCGCACGAGAATGACGGTAAGAGCGGCGTCCAAATCGGCCGCAAGATGGGGAAGAGCGAAGACGCGACCCATCAACTCTTTTATCGGATCAGGAAAGCGACGGACGCGTCCGACCCAGACCACAATAAAAACGGGACAATGCCACGGAAATGGTGGGTGCGATGACTGACAAGCCAGCACAAAACGCAAAGGCGAAGCGACGTCTGACGCCGGAAGGGCTCGCCACGCTGCTCACGAGGCTGCGCGAGCAGGGCGTCGCTGTGGAGCGTGCAACGCTGGCCCCCGACGGCACGCTCGATCTGACGTTGGCTACGAGCGAGAGCAGAGATCCCTTTGACTTGGTGGACATGAAGAGATGAAGCGCGATCTTCCAGCATATGTTCAGGCGAGAAAGGGGGGGCGCTACCTCTATTTCATCCGCAGGAACTGGCCAGCGATCCGGATCCATTCCCAGCCGGGCACGCCGGAATTCGCGAGCGAGTACGCGCGCATCCTGAACGGCCAGACGCCGCGACCACCGGGAAAGACATTCCGAGCGCTGATCGCCAGCTACAAGCGATCGCAAAGGTTTGCCAAGCTGGCACCGCGCACGCGGCAGGATTACGACAAGGTTCTCGCTTTCATCGAAGATCGACTCGGTGCTCTGCCGGCCGACAAGATGCGTCGCAAGGACATCGTGCGTCTGCGTGATTCAAACGCGGACGCGACGCGGTTTGCCAACTATGCGGTCCAGGTCCTGCGCGTCCTTTTTGAACATGCGAGGGACGAGGGCTGGCGCGAGGATAATCCCGCGAAGGGCGTCCAGCTGCTGAAATCCGAGGGGAAGCAGAGGCAGCCTTGGCCACAGGAGGCGATCGAGGACTTCCGCCAGGCTGCGCCGGTCGGCACACGTGCACGGCTGGTGTTCGACCTGCTGCACGGTACCGGTCAGAGAATTGGGGACGTCCTGCGCATGCGGTGGGATCATATTGAAGATGGCGGTTTATGGGTCCGTCAGGGCAAGACCGGCTCTCGCCTCTGGATCCCGCTGACTCCGACGCTGGATGCCACTCTCGCTGCCACTCCACGCCAAGGGCTGACCATTCTTGTCGGACGCGACATGCGTCCGCTGTCCTATCGCGCGGCTCACTCGTCGGTAATGGACGTGCGCAAGCAGATCGCGGCTGAGGCACACGATCTGCACTCCCTGCGATACGCTGCCGCGTCCGAGCTCGCGGCTGCTGGCTGCACGGACGAGCAGATCGCATCGATCACCGGCCACGCCACGATTGCGATGATCCGGCGCTATGCCGGGCCCGCGCGACAAAGGGCGCGCGCGACCGAAGCGCAGAAGACGCGGAAGTAAAAACCGATCAGGAGCGATGCATGCTGACGACGCCAAGCCAACTGACGGCCCGCCAGCGAGTTCAGCTTGATGAGGGCCGGACGTCTTTTGCGGGCGCACTGTGAAGCCCGCGCCTCTCACCCGCCCCCGCAAGGCGCGCATTCTCGAAAAGGCTGGTCTGCGATACGTGGCTGCTTGGGTGCCTGCTGCAGCCGCTGATGCGCTGCGCGATGAGATAGAAAAAGGACGCATCATCGAGGCCAACGCGCTGGCGTTCGCAAAAAAAGCCCCGCCGACCTTTGAGGCCAGCGGGGCAGACACCGGACGCCACCAAGGAGAAATATCGTCCGGATTGTTTACAGCCTAGTCCAGCGGACGACACTTGCCGGGAACAGAACAAGACCAGAACGTGAATGTGCAAACTGGTGTGCAAACCGCCTCTTTTGCGCTCTTTGCCCGGATCGCCTAAGCGTTGCTGGCACCAACAAAAATGGCGAGTTCGCGGAGTGGTCACGCAGCGGACCGGAAATCCGGCGTTATTTGCCCAGAAATCAAACGCTCGAAACACAACAGACCCCCGGAACGCGTCGCGAACGTATCCGGAATGTGCAAACTGGCCGCGTTCAGGAACGTGGTTTTTGCACCCTCGAAGAGTGGACTAGTTCACGGCTTTTCCGGTCGGCTAGTCCGGGTATCTCGCTTCACGTGAAACATGCCGACGCCTACGACCTGGGCTGCGGCCCGTCATCGCTCATCGCCTGAAGCAGCCCTGCAATCCACGCAACCAGCCCGGCTTGTTTGTCGCCGCATGACAGGAGGTTTGCGCGGTCAGCGCGCCACCATCGCTCGACCTCTTCCTGCGTCGCGTCCCTCGCAGGCAGTCGCAGTGGATCCCCGCAAGGTGCCGTCAGGCTAGGAGGCGGTGGATCAATCAGTGCGCCGGATACTTTCGACCCGGAGCACGCCACCAGCGCCGAGAGCGCGGCGATCAGCATCGGGATCCGCACGGCCCTGCTCGTCCATTTCTGTTCGCAAGTCATTGATCACCCTTTCCGCCTGAAGGCGCGCTTCCTCGGCCACCCTTGCACGATCGGCTGCCGTGCGGATGCGCAGCTCGAGCACGCGAACTTCGTCAGCCATCCGAAGTTCAACAGCAGCCTCGCCGCGGGCATATGCTGAAGCATCGATCCACAAGCCCGCGGCGCATAGCGCGAACGCAACCGCCAAGGCGAGCCAGAGCCGGGGCGACAAGCTGCGTGCCGCCGCCCCGACAATTTTGCCGGCCAGCATGACGCCCCACATCACCTGGTGCCTTTGCGCCAGTCATCGAGGCGCGCGTAGACCGCAACGCCGATCCCCACGAGCGCGAGGACGACAAAGACCCAGCGCAGTGAGTCCAGATAAGGCACCAGCGGCAGAACAGTGGCCTGCGCATCAGCCAGAACCTCCTGGGCCACTTCGACACCAGCTGCGCCCACGGTTGCGAGACCGGCCGCGCCCGCTCCACGCAAAGTCCGGCTTTCCGCCAAGACCTCCCGCGCCGGTGGCGTCTCTGAAGCAAACGCTGTCGCCCGGATGGGAAACCGCGTGCCCCACTCGCGCTTTGGCCCAAGATCAATGTGCATAAAGCCCGATCGCGGGTAGAAGCCGAACCCCAAGAAGCCGACCGCGCGCGCCGCCGCCTCGAAGGTCACGGGATCGTGGTTCGCCATGGCAATGTCGAACGCCTCGCCGAGCAGGTGCTTTGAATTCCGGGCTCCGCGCTGCGCGGCGTTGTGCTCCACGCTGCGATAGGCCGAGCGCAAGATCAGCGGCTTGCCAAGCCGGTTGCGCAGCGCCTGCAGCATGTCCAGCGCAGCGTCGTCGATCAGCAGCTGGTCAGTGCCCTTGCAGGCGATCTCGGCCGGTGAGAAGTTCGGCCAGACCCAAGCGGACGTCGGCACGTTGCGGAAATTGACGTAGTGCTGTTTGTCCATGGTAGTCTCCCATCAATAAAAAAAACCCGCCTCGAGGGCGGGTCGGGTTCTTGATCGACGCGTTCACTTGCGCCTAAGCGCAAAAGACGGTCACGAGCTGTTTGTCATTCTGGATTCTAGGCGCTCAAGCGTGCGGCCAATCCCGGTGAGTGCTTCCTCGATCCGCCCGAGCTGCACAGCTTGCGCCGAAGCAGACACTGCTTGCGCCTCGACCTTCAGCTCCAACTTGCCAATTTCACGTTCGTTGATCTTGCTTTGATCGCGTGACTTTGACAGCGCCACTTCAATTCTCGCCCACAAAACAGCGATGCCCAACAGCAGCGGCCAGACGCCCTGTATGATGTCCCAATCCGGCATGGCTGGCCTTCTCCTTCTTTTGGTGTGGTGATTTGCCCAGAGCACGCATCACGTCGCCCCCGCCTGGTTGCGAGTCTGCCGCCGGTCGCGCTCGTTGAGCCAGAGCGCCTTGGCCATGATGCCCATAAGCGCCAGATTGGTTTTGCCTGCCGGTGCGCCTGCCGCGCGCGCGGCGTCGTCCCAATCCGCTGCGGCCTGCAGCCGCCCGTAGATACCCGCCTCGAGCAGGTAGTCATGCACCAGCGCCGCGAGCAGGTAGCGCGGATCATCAGGCCGCATCCACCAGCGCAGCAGTCGAGGCACGCTGCTTTCGAATTCAGTCCCGGCCGGAATGGTGACGCGGTGCCCTGACGCCTGGCGTCCGACGTCCCATTCGATAGGGTGCGTCGTGCGCCAGCGTCTGACAGTGCCGCGCGCGAACAGGCCTGCGGTGTTCATTCACCCATCACCTGCGCCAGCAGAGCCTCAGCCTTTGCCTTTGCGGCAGCCAGAACTGCCTCCCGTTCGTCCGACGTGGTGGCAGCACCAAGAGCCACCACCGTCGCGCTGCGAAGCCCAGGGACCGCTCTGATTATCGGATCGTAGACTGCAGCGTTCGCAGCAATCAGCGTTGCCAAGTCCATAGAAGTGCCGCCCCGTGCTGTCGCCTCAATCTCAATCAGGGCTTTCTGTTTGTCGGTTGCCGTTCCAGCGATATATGCTGCAGCATCGATCGCCTTTCCCGGCCACGACACAACCTCCTCCGGCGTGGCGTCTCCGACAAATTGCGCAAGGAAAGTCGCAATCCAAGCGTGGAGAGCGAAAAGCGCGCTGGCGTCGTCAGGGTAAAGCGTCGGCTCGACATACCTCTCAATCACGGCCCCGGCTTCGACAGCCTCCAGCACCATCTGGTAGTAACGATGGCTTTCTGGGAATGTATTTAACTCCCCATTTATCTCGGCTGTATAAAGCCCGTCTTTGTTTTGCCTGATGATTTCCATCTTCATAGCTCCGCGTCTGCTGCCCAGTTCCAGAAGAAAAATGCGCCTGCTCCTGTAGCCACGGCGTTCATACCCATCCCTTGCGTGCTTATAGCTTGATAACCGATTGTGTTCACGTTAAATGAATTACCGATAGTGCCGCTTAGCGAAGGAACACCTCTTTTTCGAGTGTTGAAACCTTGTACACCGCCAAACCCGACTGTGCCTGCAGCAGATTGTGTAAAAAAAGTACCTATTTCATAAAACTGCTGGCACCGTGCAAACTCGATACCATCTTCCGGAGGCTGCACATAGTTCAACGCCTCTAGCGCGGAATGTGTGCCGTGCTTGATGTGGATGCCCCAAAGATCAACAGCTATTGTTTGGACGCCGAGGCTTCCCGATCTCGCGTTGAAGTCTGCGCCCGCCGAAGTCCAAAACAGAACATTGAAGCTGTCGTTGCCATTATTCCCAATGGTTTTTCCTGTAATGGACGGCACGTCGATTGTGACCGCAAACGGCTCCCATGACGTCGTCAAAGCTATGTCAGCCGTGCCAATTCCAATCACTGCGGCAGATGGACTTCCACCTGTCCCGTAATCCTGCGTCGCCTCGAATGCGATGTTCCCCGCTCCACTAAAGCGTTTGGCCCAGCCAAGGATCGTGATCGTTTCCCCGGCATAGTTTCTAACGCCCATGATCTTTTGTAGAGTAAGTGCAACGTGTGCTGCCGTGCTTTGACCAGCAACGGTCTGACGAAGGTGATACTTGGGATTGTTTTTACCAAGTTTTGTGCCCAGAGCAAACGCTTGCGCGGATTGTGTTACTGTCCCACCAATACAGCTATTTGCCCACCTATCACACGCAGCGTACCCGTTTATTGTTCCGCTGGCCGCGCGCTGCCAAAACTCAAACGCGCTGTTGATCAAACCGTACTGATCTGGCTGCGATGCGGTATCTGCTCGGTCACCCTGCGCGCTGGTCGCGACGTTCACGGCGAACGGAACTACAAGCCAGGCATCATCGGCACCGTTGCGAATCTTCTGGATGCCTGGCGGGACTGTTGTGTCAAACCAGAGCATCCCGGGCGCTGTCACCGTTGGCGCACTACTTCCGGAATTGGTGCTTTGCAGTGCCGCAAGGATTTCGTTTAAATTCTGACGAAATGTTGAGCCCGGCACGTTGCCAAGAACGAAGCTATCTGTTTGTGCCATCAGGCCACCTCATCTGCATAAAGCCGCAGCCGTGTGACAGCGGGCGTGAAACTGTTGTCGTTGCTGGATAGACGGGCGCGGGACTGAACGCCGCGAGCGGATATTTCGGTGTTGTCGACGCGGCTCCAGTAACTCCAAACCGGATCGGCTGCGGGATCATCCGGTGTCACGCGCACCTCCATGACGACATCAACCTCGCCGCCGTCGACCCCGTCAAACGCAGGCCATTCGTCGATGTTGTTTTCGCGGGCGTCGATCAGGTCGAACATGTCCACAGCGGTCAGGGCAATATCACTGCGGAGCCGAACGACTTTTACAGACCCAAGGTCCAGCCCAGAGGCAAAGTTGTAGATCCCCTCGGGCACTATGCCGCCGATCGTGTCAACGGGCCCCAAACCGTCGATCGAACCCCAATCGTCAATCAGCAGATCAGCATCCAGTCGCAAAACACCGTCTTCTGCAAAGGTGCCTTCCTTCGCGCCGGAAAAGACGCTGTCCGCCTGAAGGAACCCGACCGACGAAAACGCCACAACCTGCGCGCCACTGGTGGCCACAGACACAGCCGGTCCAAGCCGTCCGCCGCTGTCAAAGGCGCGCAGAATATAAGTTCCCGGCTTGAGCGGCAGAGCCGTGTTCGTCTGCCCACCGTTTGCCCGCTCCATGCTGACCGACCCGGCCCACGTCGCGTCATCTGAAGTCGTGTGGCGGATCACGATTGCGCCGCCAATCCTGACGTCGAGGTCAGGGTGCAAATCCCATTTGATGATCGCCAAGCCGCCAGCTGCTTGCAGGGTCGCACCGGTGATAGCGACAGGCGGTGCTCCCAGCCCATAAATTTCCTGCGTGACCGTGACCCACGGCGACGAAACACCCAGCACGCTGATCGCCTTTACGCGAAATTCCTGCACGCCCGGATCTACGTCCAACACCTCGAACATCAGGTCGCTCGTGCGCCCCCGCTCGATCCATTCCCCGTTCGGCTGTTTCGTGGCCACGATGTAATCGCTCACGAACCCGCTTGGTGCAGAAACCCAATCCAGCCGAGCCAACGCCTTGACGCCGCCACCGCTACGGGTCGCGTAGAGCGACTCTGAAATCACCAGCTCACTTGGTGCCGGAATATCAAAGGCATTGGGCAAAGTCGTGCGCGGCGCAGCTGCGTAAACCGCCGCCTCGCTCGCGTCGAAATCATAAACCAGTGGCGACGTTTCACGCAGCACGAGGTCGGGCACGAGCTCTGGCTGCTCGGAACCGGTCAGCTGCAGTGTCAGGCCCTGCACTTCGAAGGGCTTTGCAGCCAGCCCCCATCGCGCATAGGTCAGCATCACAGTGCCGCCGACCGACACGCGCCACGCCGACAGCTTGCCGCTCATGTTGACGGTCATCTGGCGACGGATGCGCTCCAGCTCGATCCGCGCCAGGCGCTGCGCCATGCTGGCCGAGTCCGTGAACGGCAACGCCATATCAAGCCAGCGTCGTTCGCCACCATCCTCGGCCAGGTAGACCGCACTCTCGTAGGCCGGGAAATCGTCCACCTGCGAGTTGTTGGACGGGCTGATGAACGTGCCGCGCACTCCGTTGGCACTCTCTGAGCGCGAAACGCGGGTCTCAAGCGACATGCCGCCCGCGCGCACATCGTTGTCGGTCAGCGTCACGGTCGGGATCCGGTAGGCCCCGGCGCGGATGCGCCACGGGCCACCGATCCAAGCGCAGCTGCCCGCCATAGACGCCTGCATGACCTCGATGATGGTTTGCGGCGTTTCGGCCAGCGTCACTGTCCCGTTGCAGGTGTAGCGTGCCTGTGTGCCGCCACCAGGGACTGCCACGACCTCGTCACAGATGTTGGCGGCCTCTATCAGTGAATCGCTGTCAATGCCGTCAGCGGCCCCGATCTGGGCACCGAGGCTGAAATCACGAAGGGACATATAGTCGGCGACGCAAAGTGCCGCGTTCTCGGTAAACCCTCGCACGCCATCACGCGGATCGAGAATGTCGTTTTTGCCCTCGATATCAACACTCACATTTGGAATGCCGTTGGGGAACCGGTCGGGTAGATAAATCAGGCGAAGGTGGATTGCAGCGCACCCAGCCACGCGGTGCGCCGACGTCCAAGCCGCGTCGCCGGGGATCACAAACGCGGGCTGGGCCGCTTCGCCAAGCCGCTTTGCGACAGTTACAGCACCGGCGTATCGACCTTGTGCAGTCCCGCTTGCGTTGAGCGCAATTTGATCATCAAAATAAACAGTACCAATGCTATGAACTCTGTGGCCAGAGAGCACGATCACTAAGTCAAGTATGTTCTGCCCAAAATCTGATGCTGGGCCTTGAGAAGAGTTGATGTAAACAATCACCCCGCCTTTGCGCATTTTGCCGTAGACCAGATCGCGCGGCGCAGCTGGCGAGCGCACGGACACCTTCCGATCCTGCATTTGCACTTGGGGACCGATTTGCACTTGGGGACCGGATGGCTTTGGCATGAAGGCACGGCTTGCAGCTGACAGCAGTACTGACGCGCCAAGCTTAACGAGCGTTGAACCGACAAATCCAAGACCAGCAACAAAGGTGGTGACCGCCCCGATCGTCCCGATGACCGCTGCAAAGACTGGCGCTAAAAACGGCAATTCAGACCCTCCAGGCTTTCAGGCAGAGGCGCAGCGGCAGTGCGACCAGACCAGATGGTTGTAAGAAGAGGACGTCCGAGCCGACGCAAATGCCCAGTGCCTGCTCCACGCCGCCCAGCGCAATGTCCCCGCGCTGTGCGAAGAGTACTGTCGGCAGCGCTTCGCCTAAAATGGAGCTGGCCAAATCCGCGACGGTTTTGCAGCCCAACCGCCGCATCATTCTGGCTGCGCCATTTTCGGTCCGGTACCTGCCGCGCCATGCGGCTGCCGCGTCGACGCCGGTAATCGCCAGCCGCACGTCAAAGGCCCAAGTGGCGCAGTCGTGCGTGCCCCACTGAAACGGCCGATCGCGCGCACCAGCCACAGCTGCCACCAAGGATGATTCCCAACCGGTCACGCGCGCCATCAGCCGCGCCCCCACGTGATTTCGAGACCCTGAATTGAGGTGACAAATTCAAATCCCCGATCGCCCGGATAGAGAACCTGCTGGCTCTCGTGCGTGTAGCGAAACTCGCGCGGCCGAGCCAGATCGATCATGCGGCTTTCGTACGATATGGCGATCGTGCAGTTCGCCCCTTCATCGCTGATCGTCGGCACGTCCAGCCGCCCGACGAACAGCTCCACTGCATCACCATCCACAGCGCCATCGGCATCAAGGACCGCCAGATAAATCCTGCCGATTTTGCCCTGCTGCGCATCGCTGATACAGAGAGACACCAAATCGGACGGGATCCCCGACAGAAAGATCGTTGCACCGTTGGCGACGACTTCCCGGGTCTCCTCAACGCTGCCGAAGCCGAACAGCGTCCCTGCCCCGGTCCACTCGCGGTCATCGTAGGTAAGCGGCGAAAGCCCGGACCAGAGCCGTAGGAACCCGGACGCAAACTCCATTTCGACCAGCAGGGCCAGACGCATTGCGTCGCCACCCTCCAGTGCGGCAGTGATGGCTGCAGGCAGATCACGGCTCATAGTGCCTCGCGTGCGGATAGGGTGAAAAGATACGTGGCGACAGCGCCGATCCGCGCTGGAGCCTGATCGGTCAGTCGCAGCAGAACACCGGGGTTGGCTACGTTCAGCGCATCGTTGTCCGAAGGGCTTGCGCGAAGAGGCGGATGAAACGTCAGCGTCGCCACCCCAGATGCGTTTGAGTCCACGTCAGCTGCGATTTGGTGCAGCCGCATTGCAGAACCCGCGCCCAGCGAAAAGAATTCACCCGTCTGCATAACCGTGGCGCTGGTCGGCCAACCGTCTGTGATCAGCGACGAGCCGCTCTGCGCACCGCCTGCCACCAGCGGCGTGCCCGCGATGGTTTGTTCGATGGCAGGATCGCGAAAAATGAACCTTCCGGCCAATCCGCCGAGGCCATTTAGGAACGCATCCATGATCAACGCATTCCGGCCCCGGAGACGCGCCATCGTGATCTGGTAGAACCAGTAGCGACCACCCCAATCCTGCACCTGTTGCCCGCCTGTGAATGGTGAACTGGCGGCCGACGTCATGGCCACCAGCGTCCGTTGTGGGATTCCCGACACGAGGACCAAAGGAAGTTCTTGGATCATACCCGATACCCTCTCGACTGGCGTCCACTTATGCCCGCACGCGTCGCATCGATGATCCCCGGCAGCTCGCGGCGAATGCCTGCTGCAATTTGCTCCGCTACACCAACCTGCGCCCCGCGCGCATCAATATTGATGGAAACGCCAACCGATCGGCTGTCAGCCGCACCACCGCCCATTCCGCCTGCAACCTCCGCCCGCGACAACACTCTCTCGCCGCGCTGCAGGATTGCGGGCACCTCGTCAGACTTGAGCCCAGCCCAGCCGCCCTGGTGCATGCGAGGTGCGTTGGCAAACGCCATCGCCGGAACCATCCGCGATGGGCCAGCCGCACCAACGATCCCGCCATCATGCAACACGCTCCCAAAGAAGCCTGGGAGCGATGTTGAGAGGAACCTGGCGACCGGTCCGAGCACTGCGTTTTTGAAAGCCAAGGTCGCGAGGTCGGCGAGCATCGACGAGATCAACGACTTGAAATCGAACTTGCCAGTGGTCACGAAGGATTTGAACGCGCTCTCCGCCGACTGGAACGAGCCCGTCAAAATCTCACCGATCCCCTTCCCCAAGTCCGCAGCGCTGTCAGCGTAATCGCTGAGCGTTTTCGCAACCGCCCTCCAACCGGTGGCAGCTACTTCCGCACCGGCTGCAGCGTCTGCGCCAGCTTGGCGCGCGGCGCCGCCCGCGCTCGCAGCCTCTTCTTCGGTTTCTTCCAGCGCTTCGTTAAACCGATCCGTCGAGTTCGCAGCACTTTCCAGCGCCGCCGCACCATCTGCGCCCGCGCCGGTCACGGCAGCGCGAAGAGCCTGCCAAGCGGTCATTGGACGCGAAGCCGCCTCCGTGAGCATCCGAGCCGCCTCGGAATACCCGGCCGCGCGGCCACTCGCATCGGACGCCATGCCACCGAACAGATCGGGCGCTTCGAATGGCGAGTCCGAGAAAGCGCTGTCGTATGCCTCTCTTGCGCGGCCACCAATGTCGACGGCCTCGGGAACAACCGATTTCCAAGCCGAGAGGTCGGGCGCAGTTATTGCCCATTCGGGGCGCAGACCTCCAAGAGTCAGAACGGTATTGATCGCTTCCGTGATGCCTGCGATGCCGAGCTCCATCACCGTGATCAGGCCATTGATCGCAAGCGCTCCGACGCGACGGAAAACATCCGGAAGCGCGCCCCAGATAGCCTCCACCGCAAGAAACGTGCCCTCGAATGTGTTCCCGGTAGAGTTGGCCCAGGCGACCACGGAGTCCGAGGCCGATTGCAGCGCGTTGTAGATCCCGACAAGGGCTTCTGACCACGCACCTTGCAGACGGGCAAACGCTGCATCCGACCGAAGCGTGAAGCGGTTCCACACCTCGGAGACCACGTCCTTCAGCAGGTCCATCGCGTTTCCGAACCCGCCCGCACCGGCGACGAGGCGCGTGAACTGATAGACCAGCTCGCCTGCGCCAACGATCAGAGCGCCGATGCCCGTTCGGATCAGCGCCGCCCGCAAGAAAACGAGGCCAGTCACCAAGCCACCAATCGAGAAAGTCGCCGCCACGATCCCGGCCACGAACCGGCCAGCAATGAAGGCTGCAAAAGTCCCAGCCGTTGTGCCCAGCCGCCCGAGGTTTTCAAACAGCCCCTTGATGGCGGAACCGAGCGGACCCGTGACGCGCGCCATGGATGCCAGCGCTTCCGCGACCGACTCCAGCGCTGGCGCTGCAGCCACCGCCAGCTGGTTTGAGACACCACGCCATATGAGTCCGAGCCGGGAGATTGCGTCGTTAGTCCGTTCGACCTGATCGGCGTCCTGCTCCGACACGACAACACCGAAATCGTGCACATCAGCGGTGGCTTGGCGGAGCGTGGCGGTATCGATGCGCGTGAAGATGAGGGACGCGCGATCGCCAAAGAGCTGCGAGGCAACTGCGGCGCGCTCGGCCTCCGGCACAAACTCCGCCAGCCGCTCCTGGATCAAAGCGATGCGCTGATCGAGCGGCAGGCTTTGCAGCTCGCTGGCAGACAGACTAAGGCGGTCAAGGGCTTGCGCCGCCGGGCCAGCACCTCCTGCCGCCTGACTGAGACGACGCGTCAGCTGCATCGTGGCCTGCTCGACAGCGCCCATCGAGACACCCGAGAGGTCAGCAGCGCGTTCGAGTACCTGAAGGCTCTCCACGGTCGTATCCAGCGACTGCGCCAATTTGGCTGTCTGGTCGATCGTCTGCAGGCCCGACCGGATCATGATTGCACCGGCAGCGACCACAGCGGCAGCTGCTGCTGTCGCCGCCAACCGCGCCCGGCGCGTGAATGCAGCGAGCCGTGCGTTCGCAATATCGGTTTCGCGCGACAGCCGACCGAGGCCGCGGGCACCGGCATCCCCAATGCCGCGCAGCTCGGCCTTGACCTGGTTGCCGCCAACAGCGCCGAGACGGACGGAGACGCGCTTTTCAGACATTTTGCTCTCCAATCCTCTCGTTTATTTTGACGACCATCACGGCCTCGATCGCGGGCAGAAGTTCCATTGCCACGATCCCCTTGATGCCAAGGGCGCGCGCCATCGCAAGAGCGGCACCCATGTCCCAGCCGAGGACGGTCTTTTGCGTGGCGCGCAGTTGGCCACCTAAGCGGCCAACCAAGTCCCAGACCTGCACACCCTCAAAGGTCTGAGGCCAGTTTACTTTCGCCGGACATTCCGGGCACGGGCCTTGACAGGCTTCGCAGTATCGATCGCCCCCGCTGAAGTGCCAGTCGGCGAGGGCGCGGAGACGTTTTTTTCAGATTCCAAGACCAGCCCCTTGGCGACGTAGCCTTCCTGGAAGGCGTCGAAGATTGGGTAGAGGTCGAGCAGCGCGTCGACACCCTCGGGCGTGAGGTCCAGCACTTCGCCGTCTGCGTCGCCCACGCCCTCCCAAGCGATCACAGCACGCCGACCCAGCGCCTTGGCAAACACCAGTGCGCGGTCCTCGTCGCTGGACCTGTCGGACAGCATTTCGACCGTCAGGTCGCCGCGAGTGGAGACCATCAGGGCTGTGGTCAGCGGCAGAAGCTGCACGCGGACGCCGGGCGCGAGCTGTAACCAGCTCGGTTTTTTGTTGAGGTCTAGCTTCAGCACGATCAGTAATCCGCCCTGGCGTTGACCAGTGTGACGGTGCACATGCGGCCTTCAACGGGATCCGTGGCGGCCTGCCAATCGAAGGTGGCTTGCACGCCCTGCGGTCCGCCGATCTCGACCCGAGGGCGCGGCAGAAACACCGAGTAGGCGGTGACCGTGAGGCTCTCGCCTGTTGGCAGGATATACGAGAACTCCAATTCGCAATCGGTCCCGTTGATCGCCTGTGTCATCAGCGTGTTGTCCGCAAACCGAACCTCCATGCTGCCTGAAAGCGAGGCCATGGACGGATCCGCGCCGTCGATCTTGCCGTCGGAGCGGATCGTCTCGATACGGTCGAGATTGTTCATATAGTTGATCTGCGTGGAGACCACGTTTCCGAGCGTTACCCCGTCACGCTTTATCGCGCCGTTGAAGTGACCAAAGCGCTTCAGCGGTATTGCGCCCGGCGTGCCCGCAGCAGTCGAGGTGGCAACGGTCTCGCCCTGCGCGACCAGCTGAGCCGATGCAGTCAGCAATCCACTCCGCTGCATCGTGAAAGACAGCTGGTCCACTTTGCAGCCCGCGTACATCGCAAAGCGCGGCACCTCGGGCATGCCGACCTCGATCGACATCGAGGGCAGATCAAAACTGCCCGAGTTGAAAACGTGCGTGAAGACACCGGTTACTTCCGTCGTCGTCGGAGCGCCAAACGCAGCCTTGAGCCAGAAGCCGAAGGCTTGCGCATCGATCGGGACCATAACGTCACCATCAGCGGTCAACGCGTCCTTTATCGGCGCAAGAGGATCACGCCCGAAACCCAGAAGCTCCGAGTCGAGCAGTGGTTGGTCTGCGCCAAGCGTTGAACTGGCGAAGGGCATCTTGAAAAACCCGGAAGCGGGCGAGGTGCCGTATGTCGTTTCAAACGCAAGCGCCATCTGCGACCGCGCGCCTTGAGCTCGTGCCATTGTGGTGTCTCCTCAATCTGTGGTGTGGGTCAGCGTCCGGTTTCAGGCCAGTGGGTCAGAGGTTGAATAATACAGGGTCACCTGGACGACCGCCGCCTTGATCGCCTCGGCTCCCTCGATCGGCAGATCGACGGAGCTCGGAGCGCTGGCCTCGATCCAGTCGCAAAGGCCACCGAGCGTCCGGTCTGCGGCGAGAGCGGTACCAAGCTGCACACAGAGGGCGTCAAAAGGTGCTGCGCGGTCATTGCCGCTTTGCACCAAGACCTCAATCTCTGCGCGGTGCTCGTAGTGATATGTCAAAGGCGAAAGAGTAACATCGGGATCCCCTGGCTCGCCGTCGCGGATGATCAGAAGACCGTCGGCCGGCAGCAGCTCGGGCAGAACTTCATCGCGCAGCACAGGCGCATCGAGCGCGGCAGCGAGCAGGACGTGAAGAGCGTCGAGAACGGCTTCGCGCTTGGACAGGACCGGATCAGTCATCAGACCGAGTCCTCGACCCAATTGCGGACGATTGCGCCCGGAATGCCGCTCTGCGCCCGATCAGCAGCGCGCCCCAGATCGAGCCGCTTCGACAGCTTCACCTGCGGCACGAGGATGAAGACCGGCACCGTTGCGACGCCCCGGCCTGTTTTAGACCGCGAAGCAGCGACGCTGCCCCGGCTGGAAAGTCGGCCCTCCGCGACGAGCAGGCTGGCCTGCCCGCGGCGATAGATGAATCGCAGCTTGAGGCCGGATTTGCGCTCGAACTGTTCAGGCGTGATCCGGGCACCACGCGGGCCCTTGCCAGCAGCTGGTGTGGGGATTGCCAGCCAAGCGCCATTGCGGGATCGGATCATGGACCCTTCTTCATGCGCGCTGATGATCTTTGGAGCGTTCGAAAAGACCAATGCTGCAGCGTTGATGCTCTGGCCAGACCGGGGAAAGGACTTGTTGCGGATCGAGCGCGAGAGCCGTGCACCAAGTCCAGCACGGACGATTTCCGAGCGCCAGTCAGCCTTCAGGGCTTCGCCCGCCTGCTTCAAAGCAGTCGTGACAGCTTTCTCGCCTTTTGCCATTTCGCGCGCCATGATTGAGGCGATCGAGGGCGAGACGTCCAGGGTGATCCTCATGACGCTGGCCTCGTGTTGATTGTCCAGGTTAACCGCTCGCGGTCCCGCTTCGGATCGCCCTGGACAGTGAATTCTTCTAAACCGACGATCAGCCTGTCGCCCTTTGCGATCGCGGGGATCTCGGAGCATCGTGCATCGAACACCATCGTTTCCGACAAAATCCGCGCAGCGCCAAACTGCGTCTCAACGTCAGGGGCGCGACGGATCAAACGGACCGGCACGCCGGGAGGCTGGCCATCCGCCAGCCAGAGAGCGTCCACCGCCATGTGTGGATCGTTGAAGATCGTGTTCATGCCGGTGGCGAAGATGCTCACTTGCGGTTCCGATCAGTTGGACGTGTGGACCCGCACCGCAATGCGCGGGCGCTTGTTGACCGGCAGGATCGACGCTTCAGTCATCAGATCGATCCAGCGGCCTTTCTCGTCGAGGTGCTGGCGCGCGTACATCGGCAAGCCGATGGTGTTTGCCGTCTCAAGCAGGTTCGCTGGCGCGCCATACGTGGTGAAGGTGTCGAAGGTGCCGAGCGGGAAGGCAACGCCCTCCTGCGCGGGAACCAAGCGCTCGAGGGTCTTTGCAGCGTCACCGAGCGTGACGGTCGCGTTGTATTCCTCGAACACCACACCCGCGAAGGGGAAGGCACGTCGCATGTCGTCACGAAGCGGCTGGGCACCGGTTGCCGCGAAGAACTTGTACGCCTCTTCAGCCTTCGGATGGCTGATCAGCTTGTCAAAGAATTCCCGGCTGACCAGAACGTGAGCAGACGACATCGACTCACCGAGCAGATTGTCCTCGATCGCCCGAAGAACCTCTCGAACTTTCGCCTGCACATTGGTCCCGGCAGTGCCGAGCACGAAGTCCACCGAGATTTGAGCGATGCCGAATTCGGTGAAGTAATTGTAGAGCGTCGCGCCCGCGCCGTCCTTCACCGTTCCACGCAGCGCGTTCATCTCCATGTATTCGCGTGTCTGAGCGTGCTTGCGCTGCATCAGAGCAAGTTTGCGCGAGACCAGCTCGGCAAGCGGGTCCGCACCATCGATCGCGCCGAATGCAGGAACGCCCTGAATATCGCCAGGCAGGATGATGTCGTCGTGCGGGATCCACGGCACCACGAAGGAGCGCATGGAACGGCCCTCGCGGCCGCCAACGGTGGCCGCCGCGCCCAAGGGAACAGACGGCAAAAGATTGAGCACGCCGTCGCGCTGCTCGATGATGACCGACCGCTGCGACACCCCTTCAAAACGGAAGAGGCCGATCGCGGCGAGACGGCTGTACAAGGTGGGCAGGATATTGATGGCCTGCGTCATCTCCGCCAGCGAGTAGCCGCCAGCGTCGAATGGGTTACGGACGATCGCGTTCATCTTCAATTACTCCAGGTTATCAGGGGAAGGGATCAGCGAGGCTGCGTGCAGCCGCGCTCTTGTCAGGCGGTGGTGCGCGGGACGATGCCCAGCGTCACGAGCTGCGCCAGCTTTGCAGCCCGTTTGGGCGCATCATCGACAGTGGCGTCAAACGACAGGGCGTCTTGCGAGACGATCGCCGGGCCGCGCCGCAGGATCGAAACACCGGTCACATCGCCGTCTGTAGCATCGGCTCGGTAGAGAACGACGCCACCAGCAACCTGCGCACCATCGGCACCGGTGGCGGTGGACAGCTTGTATTTGCCGCTTGCCGTGATCAATCCGACCACAGCGCCGACGGGATAGACTGCGCCGGTGAGCAGAGTCACAGGCTCACGGGTATAGTTGGGTTCCACGTCGAATTTCAGGACGTCGCCGACAGTCGGCGTCTGGGTCAGAGGAGGCATTTGGGAGATCCTTTATCTGAAGATTAGGACCGGAAGCACGACGCTGCCGATCGGGTCAGGGTTGAAGGCTAGGCTTTTGCGACTGCACGTGCAGCAGCGCGCTTCGCTGCAGCGATGATCGGGCTGTCAGCATTCGAAGGCTGCTGCCGGGACGGTGTTGCCACGAGAACATCGTGGGCACTCGAGTCCGCAGCCGCTCGCTCGAGGACGGTGGAGCGCAAAGCGCTCGGGCTGGTGCCCGCAGTGATCGCTGCGGCCACATCGATGTTCACGCCAAGCCGAGCAGCTTGGGCAGCGATCACAGCGATTTCCGCAGAGTCGCGGCGCACCTGGGCAGCGGCATCTGCATCCGATGCGATAACCGGAGCCGTCGGAGCAGCAACCGCTGCTTCAGCTGGTTCGGGAACAGGATCGGGAACCGGCGTCGTGGAGGGCTCGTCCACCGTGTCTGTCGTCACCGGCGTCTGGTCGTCGTCCACCGCGCTGGCGGTTTGGGTATTGGTGTCCATGGGTTTCACCTCGTTGTGGCGGGAACGGTCTGCGCGTCCCGCCGTCGCGCCTTGGGGCGACGCGCTTCGCCCATTCACGATGCTGGCAAAGCGCTCAAACGCGCTCGCGAGGTCCGACACTTCGTCGGCCAAGCCAGCTTCAACCGCCATCGCACCGCGATAGCTATCCGCTTCTGTCGCGCGCGCAGCCTCTGCGTTCAGACGGGAACCTCTGCCGAGAGCAACCGTCTCGATGAAGAGTTCCCGCACAGCATCAATTTCCATCTGGATATCGTTGCGGACCTCTGGCGGCAGAGGCTCGTAAGGATTGCCGTCGACCTTGTGCGAACCGGCGTGGATCAGCGTCACGGCGACGCCATCACCGTCAAGCCGTCGGCTCATGTCCAGGTGCATCACGACGACACCGATGCTGCCGACCGCGCCAGTCCGAGGGACGATGATCCGATCGGCTTGGCTGGCAACCGCGTAACCTGCCGAGAAGGCGTGTTCCCCAACAAACGCGTAGACGGGCTTCGTCGCCCTGGCCGCACGGATCGTGTCGGCCAAGTCAAACGCACCTGCGACCTCGCCACCGAAGCTGTCAATCTCGAGAGCGATGCCACGGATGGAGGGATCCAAGACCGCCGCCTTGACCTGGGCAGAGAGACCTTCGTAGGACGTGACGCCGGAGCTGGACCCGATATATGAGCCACGATGCACCAGCGTGCCAATTACCTCGATCACGGCGACGCCGTCTTTCACAAGGTATGGGCGACGACCGTTCCTCTGAACTCGCTCCGCAATGTCGTTGACGAGGACACCGGCGCGAGCCGGGAGGGCCGCTTGCGCGACTGCGTCGGGCTCAATCGTGAAGTTCTCAAAGCGCACATCGCTACCAGCAATCCGTGTGCCCATTCCAGCAAGGAACGCCATTGCCTTTGCGGGCTGCACCAGCAGAGGCGTATTGAATGCGCGCTGCGCGATCTGCGGGGAATTCATCATCGTCCCTCCTCTGGCCCACGCGCGGGCGCATCGTTGTCCTCGTCGCTGTCCTCGTCGACGTCGTTCTCTGCAGCGTCGCTCGGATCAGCTGCGCCAGGTTCTTGCGCTGGTCCCTGCGGCGAGCCGGGCCGACGGAAGTCGAGGCCAAGCAAACGCTCGCGCGCACGCTCCGCCGCAATCTCCCGATCGACCTCTTCGGCGTCATAGCCGCGCTCTGCGATAGCCTGGGTCCGCGATTTGAGTCCACCCTCGATCTGCGCCAGCTCGGCGTTCGCGTCCTTCAGGGGGTCGACCCAATCCCACTTTGTGGGCAGCCAGTCGGCGCGCTGGTAAACGGCGCGCTCCTGTTCGTACCGAGGCAGATCAATCGCGCCGGAGAAGACCGCGACGTCCATCCAGCGTGTGAAGATCGGGCGACACATCTGGAACACCATCACCCCGTGCTGCCACGCAGAGATACGACGCCGGAACTCGATCAGCGCCAGCCGCGAGTTCGAGAAGTTGCCCTTCACCATATCGTTCGTGATGTAGGGATAGGGGATGCCCAGCGCGGCCGAGACTTGCAAAAGTGTCCGGTACTGGAACGGCTCATAGGTAGCGCCGGAATCGGCTGGCTGGCCAACGGTCACGTCCTCGCCGGGATCCAGTCGCGTCACCAGGCCAGGCGAAAGTTCGATATCCTCTTCAGCAGGTGCGAGCGGGTTTTCTTGCGCAGGCGAGGTGACAAACATGGCGAACATCGCCGCGACCTTCTTCCGGTCCAGCTCGGCATCATCGTACTGGTCCAGCAGGAACAGCTTGACGATCGCCGGTGCGAACTTGGATATCCCGCGCAGCTGGCCAGCCTCGACCGGGTCGATGATGTGCAGAACCTCCGACGCCGGAACGCGCGTCATCTGGCCTGTGTTTTCCTGCTCAGTCACATCGCCTGGGTGCCGACGGTAGAAGTGGTAGGCCACCCGGCGTCCGACCAGGTCGAACTCGATCCCCTGGCGGACGCGATTGCCATTCGCCGCGACCTGCGTGTGGTTCATCGGCAGCATTTCTGCTGGCAGCATCTGAAGCTGAAGCGGAACGCGCAGCCCGTCCTCTGTGCGGCGTGGCCGCATGCGGATAAAGACCTCGCCGGTCATGAACACTTCCCGCGCAGCGCGGCGCTGCAGTCCGTAGAAGTCAGTAATCCCCTCAGCGTCCGCTTCATCAGTCCAGGCCAAGAACAACTCCTGCAGCCGTTCCTTGGTGGCGCTGTCGGTCAATTTCAGAACCGGCTTGATGCCGTTACCCACGGCGTTGCCGGCAAAGCTCTCGATTGCGTTCGCGGCATAGCCGTTATTGCGCACCAGCCACCTGGCGCGCGCATTCATGTCTGGGCCAGCAGCGGCCAGCAGCGTGTTGACGTGCGACCGCGCCGGTCGGAATTGACGGAGACGTCCGGAGCCCTGTGAGCCCTCGAAGCCACCCGTCCACAGGGTTGCGGGCTGACCCGCAATCATCATTCCCAGCTTTTTGCGCCAAGTCATATCAGAGACCCTTCACGGCGTAGGTTCTGGACATGCGGGAACGAGGACGCAGCGCTTTCGCGATCTCCGATTCCAAATCCGAAATGGCCATTTTCAATTCATTATCGCTTCCATAGGTGACCGAGCGGCCCTCATAACTCACGCTGCGAACGCCCGCGTAGCGCGCATCTTTCAGCGCATTCAGCTTTATGGTCATCTGCTCGATCGTCATTTTGTTCCTATCGTGTGCTCTTGCGACTGCGCCGCGGCGTCGTCAGCAGTCCGGCCGTTGGAAGGGTCTGGCCGGTGTTCTGTGGATCTTCCTTCTTTGCGAGTGTCTCGACACCTGCTTGCGACTCCAGCGTGCGCCAGGCGTCCTCGCTCCATCGATCCGCGCCAAGGATCCATGCTGCAGCGCGCGCATAGACACGCAGATCGAGCGCTTCGTTTCTCTCACGCATCTTCTGCCATTCGAGGCGACCAATCCCGCGCCGGTTGCGGACAGTCACCAGCTGCTCTGCAACCAGCTGCTTCATCCACTCCGTGTCCGCCCAATCGGGCAGGTGGACGTAGCCGGGCGGCCAGCCTGCGCCTGCAGCCAGCTGCTCGTCTGCAGGACGCTCCAGCCGCAGGAAACGGTAGGTCTCCTGCTTGAACGTCGACACCGCGACGGTCCAGAGCCGTGCACCGCGGCGCAGTCGTTTACCACCGATCGTGGCGTCCACGAACGTCGGGCCCGAGACGGGCGCCGATCGGTTGAAACCCTCGACACCCTTGACCGGTGCCACCTGCGCAAAGCCCTGCTTCCGCGACCAGCCGTAGACCGCCGAGGTCTCGTAGCCGGTGTCGATCGCCAGCTTCGCGATCTGCATGAAGGCACCGTTTTCGTGCTGCCAGGATGCGCCGAGCACCGTTGTCAGCTCGTCCCAAGCCTCGGGCCGCTTTGGTCCGCCCTCGATCACGCGGTGATCGATCAGCCAGCTTTCCAGATCGCGTCCCCAAGCCCAGACGTCGATCTCGAAACGATCCGCCTGAACGTCGACGCCTGCAGTCAGGAACAGGCCTCGCGCCGGAATATCTGCGCCGCCGTAGGTTTCGCGCCGGTCCTGCAGGCGCTCCCACTCCGGAGCGTCGCCGCTCTCGGTCCACGATATGCCGAGCACGGTATTCGCAAAGGCACGCTGCGCCGCGTCAGACCCTTTCGCCGCTTCCTTCTTTCGCGCGATGTTCTGCCACGACTCCCAGCCCATCGGCGAGTAGAGCGCCGAGAGGTGAAAGCCGACGTGCCTTGGATCGCTCGAGATTGCCGTTGGCCGCCACTCACCCTGCTCAAGAAAGCGCGGTTTGTGATGCTCATTAATCGGAGCATCGCACCCGACGCAGAGATAAGCTGCCGTCTCCGGGCGTCCCTTTTCCCAGCGCAGCCGCTCGAATTCCAGCCACTGCATGTGGCCGCAGTGCGGGCACGGCACAAAGTACCGCCGCTGGTCGCTGGCTTCAAACTCGCGCTCGATCCGACTGACGCCTCGCACCGTAGGCGTCGAGACCATAAATATCTTGCGGCGATGCGCGAAGGTCGAAGTCCGCGCCTCGGCCAGCGCGACCGGATCACCCTCGTCGTCTGACGACGTTGGAAACCCATCCACCTCGTCGAGGAAGAGGTACCGCGCAGGCATCGATCGGAGTCCAACCGCGCTGTTCGCGCCCGTCATCACCAGAATGCCTCCTGGGAAGTCCTTCGACAGCATCGTGTTTCCGGCGTCCCGCGACCGCGCTGGCTTGACCAGCTCGCGCAGCACCGGGCTTTCCTCGATCAGCGGATCGATCCGGCTGCGCGAGTTTCGCTTGGCGAGCTCTACGTTTGGCAGCACCGCCAGCATCGGGCCCGGCGCGTGATGGATCACAAAGCCGATCCAGTTGTTGCCAGCCTCTGTCGCCCCGAGCTGCGCGCCCTTCATGAAGGTGACGCGCTGCGCATGGTGGGCAGGAGACAGCGCGTTCATGATCTCGCGCAGGTAAGGCGTCCTGGCGCTCCGGTACCGGCCGGGCTCGGCCGCCGCCTTTGCCGCCAGAACCCGATGCTCGTCCGCCCACTCGGTAACCGACAGCAGCTGGTCGGGCCGGATCCCGCGCCGGAACGCGGCCATAAGACCAGCGCCTCCGTCAAACGACCAATCGTCAGGAACCAAGTTTGGCGACTGGTTCAGCGAGGGACTCGAGGTTGCTGCGCACATGGTCTTCTAAAATCCTCTGGGCCAAGCCCGGATCGATCACAACCTTCTTGCCTGTGTCCTTTTCAATCTGCGCGGTGAACTCCGCTGCCATCAGCGCTGCCACGCGCGACGGCCACGTGATCCAGGCGTCACGCTCTTGGCGTGCCAGCTTGAAGAAAAGCGATTCCGCCTTCGTCCGATCAACCAGCTCGCCGCGCTGGCGAGCCAGCTGCAGCTGACCTCGCTGCGCCTTTATGACCTCGTTCGCGGTGCGTGCTTTGAGAAAGGCAGACGGGTCCGCGCTTCCTGTCGGCGCTGGCCCGGCATCGCTGCCGACCTTGGCAACCGCCTTTAGGGGATTGGTGGTCAGTCGGTACCGAGTGTCCGATGCCGCGGCATTTATCGAGCCGTCCGGATAGAGAACGATCCGCCCGTATTTCTTCGCCTTCTGCACCGCGCCACGCGAGAGCGCCGCGTGCGCACCATAATCGCGCTCGCTCATGCCCTTCATCTGGGTGCGGCCTCCGATGATAAAGAACTGTTATTGCTCTGTTTTTCCTACACTACCAGCGCCATAGCAGCGATGGTGTTCGCACGATGCGACGCACAACGCGACGCACCAACTCGGGAGCCACGCCTATGACCACCACAGATATCGTTCGCCGGATCAAGGACGCGATCCGCTGGGGCGATTCAAGCGACCTCGAAGACTTGGCGGCGCAGGTCAGCGTCCTGCTGATCGAACAAACCGCCATCGACGCCTGGCTCGCGCTGATCGAGACAACTGGCGCGAGCATCGCTGGCGAATTCCGCTGAAGCTACGCGCCCCGGCCAAGTGCCGGGGTGCCTCGTCTGTCGGGCCCGCGATCCAGTGAAGAACGGATATTCGTGCGATGATATAAAGAACTGTTATTGCTCACCTTTCTCTACACTAGCAGCGCCACAAGAGCGATGGTGATTGCAGAGGCGAAGCACACCGCGACGCACCAGACCCGGAGCCACGAACATGACCGCCAAGATCCACACCCCAGCGAGCGACATGCCCGACGAGATCACCGGCCAGGACGGCAAGGTTTACTACCGGACCCGCTTCACCAACGAGACCCTCAAAGCCTGCGAGTTTGGCGCTGGCCACATCTGCCACGAATATTGGGCTTTTGAAGAGGGCCACGAAGAGGACACCTTCCGCCTTCAGGCGATCGACGCCACCAAGTTCTGGGTCGACTGAGGCACCGCAGCAGACCTCCACGGCCCGGCGCTCTGCCGGGCCGCTTCGCTCTCCCGACCCGTTTGCCCGATATTATAATTTCGGGGCCTATTTCGGGGCCTATTTCGGGCGCTATTTCGGGCGCTATTTCGGGCGCCGTCGCGATTGCACAAAGCACTGTTATTGCTCTGCTTTCTCTACACTAGCAGCGCGACAAGAGCGATGGTGGTTGCAGAGGCGACGCACACCGCGACGCACCAGACCCGGAGAAAAGACCATGAGCAACCAGACCAGCACCGCCGCACAAGACGAAGCCCTGATCGCCTTCATCGCAAAGAAGCTCGAAGTGGCCAAGCGCCTGCGCCGCAAGTTTGACGCCGCCTTCGACGC